AGGCTCGTCAGGAACAAGCGGTATCGTGTATGTATCGCCATATAGTTTCTTGAATATAGAAGGGTTACGTTCATACCAACCACGTTTAGCAGCATCACCAATAGAACCATTTATAGGACATGGTGAACCTGACTGTATCATGGCTTCAAATACTCTATCATCTTGACAAAGGATAGATACTGCTGCAACTTTAAGACCTAAGTCATTAAGAGTTTTAGCTAATTTAATGCGTTCACAATTAACGTCTTTATAGCCAGAGCCACCACTTACGCCAAACAATGTACTAGATACAGAACCAGTAACAGGCACAATACAAACGTCTTGGCTAAAAGCACTTATAGAAGGGCTAATGGCACTAGGTGGTGGTTGACCTTTGTAGTTGATAGTAGTTGTATCTGCTTTAGCATCCATAGAAAGTGCTAATAACATACCTATAGACATACCTACAATTAATGCTATTAAGTTTCTTAATGATTGCATTATTTCATTCCATTAGTTAGTAAATAAACAATGATGAAACCTGCTGTACCTAAAAGTATTTGTTCTAAACGCTTGAGTCTTGCATTTATTTGTTCGTAGCGAATAGCACAAACTTCCTCATGCGTACTTAAACGTGAGTCTGTGTCTGTCTTGACCATTACTATTCCTTATTCTGAAAGAAGACCTTGTGGGTCAGTTCTATTTAATTGATATAAGTATGGATATGCTTGTTGAGCAGCATTAGTTCCAAGAGTTTGTTTAATTCCTTTTGCTAGTTGACCTGTTCTTAAAGCTGTTTGACCAACTAAATATGGAGATTGAATAGCTGCAGTAGCTAACCCTAATGGTATGCCACCAACTAAACCAGCTCCTAATGCTGTTCCAGCACCTAAACCTGCTCCAGCTAAACCTCGTGGGAATGCAGAACTTAATGCTTGACCTGCTAATGCAGGCATAATATCAGTTCCACCTTGTTGCATAAGTTGTTTAGCTAATTCAGTTCTACCGCCATAATTTGTATTTACATTATTACGCATAATTGATTGTAATTTACGTAAAGATGTGTCAACAGATGCTTGTTTACCTAATGATAATGAACGTTCAATTTCTTTAATTAAATCTGTAGCTTCTGCATAATCTTTCATTACATTAGCATAAGAAGGAGCTTGCTTAACAATAGAATTTTTTACAGAATTGTATAAAGTATTTCCTACTGTTTTAGCTGTTTTTTCATCTAACGGTATTTGTTCAACTACAGAGCCAATACGTTGTTTTAATGCGTCAAAACCTTCTGGAGTATGGTATTCAGTAGGATTTAAATTTTTCCAAGCATTTACTTCGCCTGAAATTTTGTCATATACTGCTTTAGCTGCATCATTTTTAACAATGTCTTTATATTTAACAACTTTAGATACATCTTCAAATGACTTGTCAATTGGAGCAAATTCTAAAATAGTTTTATCTTTTGCTACATTAACCATTCCAGCTTTATATGCTTCTCTTTTTGCTGAAGCAATAGTTTCTAAATTAGTTTTAGCTTGGTCTACAACTTCTGTAAAGCTAACATCACCTCTTAAATTTTTAAGGAATGTTTCTTTGTTGCCTGTAAAACCAGCTTTTGCTGCTTGTTTAATAGCTTCTGCGCCAGTATGAGTACCTAAGTAGTCAACAACATTAGCTACTGCAGAACCAATTTTAGGAGCACTATATTGAATAGCTTTTATTCCACCTGTGATTGGGTTTGTATAATTACCTGCTTGTGATAATGCTTCACCTGTTTTAGTAATAATATTTCCAGTTTGACCAGCTTTACCTGCACCTTTTAACAAAGCACCGCCACCACCTAAAACTGTTGATACATCTAATAATGCACTTACAGGTCTTTCTGCTAAAGTTCTTTTAATATCTTCTTTGCTTCCATAAGAGTCCTTATAGCTTTGTATTACGGTATCAGCAACTTGTTCAGCTTCTTTTCTTTTGTTTTTATCAGCATATTTCATAACTGACTCAGGAAGTGCTTTACTTAACATACCTGAACTTAATTTAATAAGATTATCCATTGTTTGAATTGGACTTGAAACAACATTAGCTAAACCAGATGCTATATTTGCAACATCTTGTGGAGCATTCATAACTGCTGCTTGAGGAATATCTGCAACAGAATATTTAGCTTTTGTTGGTTTTATTTTTTGAGTAGTAGCAACAGGTTCATCCCATGTTACATCTTGTATGCTAATTTCATCCCAAGTAATATCCTTTGGATTAATTGCCATAACCTATACTCCCATCAGAATATTGAACAACTGTTTTACCTGATTTATCTTTTCCAGTTCTAACAACAGTTTTACCTTGAGGTTGATTTAATGGTTCATATTTTTGAACAATTTGTTTTACTGTTTCAAGAGCAGCTAAACGTCTTTCAATTGGAAGAGTTGAGTCTCCAACACGACCAGCCATTTCTTTATAGTTTTGAACATCATAGTCAGATTGTGGACCTTCCATACGTGGCATTTTTGATACAAGTTGACCACCAAGAGCTTTAAGTTTATCTGCTTCAGCAGCACCTTGTGGAGCTTTACCAAATACAGCACCACTAATGTCAACTAATGTTCCAATACCGCTTTGTGTTGGTTTAGGTGCAGGTATTATTTGACCTTGCTCATTAACTTTTTGACCTTTTAATACCATTTCAGCTTGACCAATAATGTCTGAAGCACCTTCCATACCTGCTACTTTTTTAGCTTTTGAAGTTGCTGTAGCTTCTTCAGCTTTAATTGCGCCTTGTAATGTTGGTGAATATGCTGCAGGTAATACTTGTTTACCTCCAACAGTTAATGGTTCTAAATTACCAGTTCTTGCATTAAAACGTGCATAACCTTCTTCGGTTGGAACTGCTTGATAATAAGGAGCTGCTTGTAATTTAACATCTTGAAGCTGTTTAAGAACATCTTTTTGTTCTGGAGAAGTTAATTTATTAAATACTTTTCCATAATTTGCCATAGCATAAGCATCTCTATCTGTAGAAATAGCAGGTCTAATATATTCTAAACCTGTTTTAACTCCTCCAGCTAATATTGCTGCTTTAGCAACTGGGTCATTAGCAATAGCAGGGTCTTTAATTAACTCATTTATTGCATCACGTTCTAATTTAGTTTTTTCTACTTCACGTTGCATTTCAGTTAATTTACCTTTAGTAAGTAAATTTTGTGTAGCAGTATCATAAGCACCTTGAGATTGTTGCATACCACCAAGATAAGCCTTACCTAAATAAGGTAATGCAGAACCATATCCTTGGTTTTTAGGTTGTGCTAAATATGTTGCTGCAGTTCCTAAAAGACCTTGCATAAAAGATTGATTTTCAACCTTTTGTAATTCTTCTGGTGATAATATGCCTTTTAAATAATCAGGTTGTTTAGCACCAAAAATATTCATACCATCAAAAAAACCACTTGTGTTTGTAGGGAAAAAAGCCATATTAATAGCCTCCTCTATAGAATGAAGGGTATAAATTAAGTTGGTTAGGAGTAACTTGCATTCTAGTAGCTACTCTTTCATTTGGACCTTGACCTAATGTAGGTGCTGCATTATATGTACCTTTTGTAATTGGTGGAATTGCAGGTTGACCTATTTGTGGTTGTTGCTCTTGTGGGCTTACTGCTTGAATAGCTTGACCTGTAGTAGATAATGCTTGCATAGGGTTAGCTTTAGCCCAATCTGATAATGCTCCATAACCTGACTCAACACCTCTTTGAATACCACCCATAAATGATGGGTCAAATCCACCACCACCCATTGCTGTTTGTTGACCAATGCCACCTAAAATTTGGTTTTGTGTACCAGCTACATCAAACATACCGCCTTGACCTGCAAACATAGGTGCATTTTGTGCTGCAAATTGTTCACCTGCCATACCTAAAGCAGGTTGCATACCTGTTAATGCTGAGTTCATTGTTTGTGTGCCTAATACACCTGTAGGAGTAAATGGACTAATAGCTTCTGTAGCACCAAAAAGTGAAGATGGAGCTGCTGCACCTGCTGCTTGTGTAGCACCTGCTCCTGTAGCACCTGCACCAAATAAACCAGATGCTGAACCAAAACCACCTAAAGCACCGCCCATTAAAGCACCGGTAATAGGACTTTTACCCATTGCTGCTGAACCTACAGCACCTATTGCTGCTGGAATTAATATTGGTGCGCCCATTATTTACCTACCTTTCCTACTACATAACAAATTGGTTCTAAAATAGCACGATAAATCATGCCATAATTATCTCTAGTTTTACCACGTTTTTGTTTCCATATATCAGCAGTACGGTGTCTTGCGATATGCTCTAAAACACCCCTTAAAATGCGTTGTAGGGCATTCTTTTCACCTGCTTTGTAAGCGTAGTTTACTAATGGTAAGAATAGTGCATGGTAACCTTTTTCGTATGCTGGGTCTAAGTCTTTAGACTGAGCTAACCAGATAGCGTTACGGAAACTACCAAAGCCATATTCAGCATTCATAGCTGTACATACAATCTTGCCACCACCACTAGACTGTTGTTGTGATGTAGAAACTTGACCTTGAGGTGAGCCATAAGCAGCACCAAGGTATGCAGAAAGTTTTTGATATGGTAAGTTTTGTTCGTAGTTATAACGGTCAATAGCTGATTGTAATGCTGTTTGTTGATAGCCTTCAGCAGTTTTACCTACGTTGGCTAATTGTTGAATGTCTGCATAGTCAGCAGCAGCCATTTGTGGAGCATTAACTGCAGCTTGGTTTTGTAAGCCACGTTCTGTAGCATAATTGGTATAAGCAAGTTCTCCAGCTTTTCCTGCCAATGTATCAGCAAGTGTTTTATTAGCACGACCTGTTAAATCTGCCATAGCACCAGAACCATAACGACCAGCTAATGATGATGTGCCAAATGCGCCTTTAATTGCATCATTATATGCAGTAGTAGCTGAACTTACTGCAGGTCTCATTGCTGCTTCAAAATATGGGTTAGCACCTAAATATGCACCACCTACAGTACCCAATTGTTGAGCTTGAGCTGCTGAAGATAATGGACTTCCTGTCATAGCTCTTGTTTGAGCTGCTTTTAATGCTGCTTCTGTTTGAGAAGATGGTCCAACATAAGTTGAGCCAGGATAGTAAGAAGGACCAGGAGTACCGTATAATGTTTTAGCTTCTTGTAAACCATATTCTACAAACGGTCTAACTGTTGGGTCTAACTCAGAAGAAGTTTTAGAAGTAGTTGTACCTCCACCACCTGACCCACCACCACCATAAAATGTAAATGATTGTACTAATTCTTGTACCCAATTGTGTAACTTAAACATATCTAGTTCCTTAAAGTGTATATTCCCATGTTTGAGGTTTAAAACCCATTAGTCTTGCTCTACGTTCCCATCCTTTTCGTTGTGAATTGAATGTAACTTTAGACTTACCGCCTTGTTTTGCTATCGTTTGAATTTCTTGAAATGCTTGTTGAAAGAGTGTATTGTCATTAATAGTAGACCAAGAAGCCCATACATGAAGCGTATCTCCTAATGGTTGAAGTACTACAAAACCTACTGCCTTGTTATCTATGATGCCTAAAAATAACATAGACCTGTTTTCGTAACAGTCACAATAAACATCTTCAACTATCCAAGATGTGTGACCTTTTGCTCTTACTAATTCAAGACCATGTTTAACATAATCCCAATGTTCTCTTAATTTATCTTTAGGTATATAGTGTAATATCATGCAACTATTATATCACGCTACAATTAGATACCTGTATGTCTTGTCTGTTAATGTGTTAGCTGGATGCGTAATAACTGCACTACCTTTAGTGGTAGAACTTACATATACACCACCAAATACATTAGATGAGTAACCTCCAGCAGATACATATTGCATAGTAGCAATAACACTAGGTGTTGTTGGTCTAGTAGGTGATGTTTGTGCTGCTTGAGCTTTAATAGTAACGTCTGTACTAGATGCTCTCCACATAATCTGCACATAGTCTGTAGCAGCTAATGAAACAAAAAAGTTCATGGATGCAATTATATGATATGGGTTACTAGCATTTTTTCTAGGTGCTAAACCAAATATACTATTAGACTTGGCTACATCCGTACCATTTACTCTAAACCATACATCTACATCTTCTGTAGAGTTGGCTAAATTAGATAATTGAAAACTAAATTGAAGGTTATATAGTCCAGCATAAGTAGCTGTTAAACGAGAGCTACTTGTTAATGTAATTCCACTTTCATAGTCTACAGTATCAAATGTAATAGGATATGCTGTAGTCGTACTTGCTGCTGACTGTGTTGTGCTATCTTGCCATGCACCATAAGGAAATTCAGCATACGTTGTACTAGCAGCAGTAGCTGTAGTTGGCATTAGTAATACTACAGAATTAAAACCTATACGTTCATCACTAATGGTTGTAGTTGTAGCACCACTAGCAGCTAAAGTAATTTCACCTGTGTTGTTAGACTTACCTTCTACTAAATTGTTTACTATTTCTGATACTTCACGAGGTGTGCCACCTTGCCAATTTAACTTACGATACATGTCCCTAGACATTATCTATTTCCGCTTTGTGTGTAGTCTACATCTACAGATATAGCATGTGTCCATGTTCCTGTAGGTGTAACTTTAAGTCTATGATAGCGACCATAAGAACGTAATGGACATTTTCCATCTGAGTTTTGTGTAACTGTAGAACTATAAGTAATAGAGTCATCTAACTCTTTACGAGATGCAACAGCTATTGTAACTGCACCATTATCTATTTGAGAACGAGCATTAGTTACTATAGAGTTATATCCAAATTCCATTTCACCTACTACAATAGACGCAGTAGAATTGACACCAGTAAATGTAACAATTTTAGCACCGTCTGCACCACCAAATAAGAACTTACCGCCTGACCAAACACGACTGTCTAGTGAAGCAGGAAGTGTGTCTATAGTACCGTAAGCATCTAAACCTTCTAAAGTAATAGTAGATGAAGCTAGTGATACAATGTATTCTGAAGTAGTACTAGCAGAAGACCATTTCTTAACTAACCAATTGTAGATAAGTAATGAACGACCACCTGAAGTATTAGGATAATTCCATATAACAATGTTTCTAATTGGGTCTACAGCAGCACTAATAGTATCTTGTTGTGCTAAAGCCATGTTTTCGTAAAAGTATTCGTCTACCTTATCGTTACCAATGTTATATACATTAGTACCGTCACAACCATAGAAACCGTCATCCGCTAAGAAGTATGTAGTAGGTCCGTATTGTGTAACTGAACCTGGTGTATTACAACCTAGGTTTCTTGAGATAGCGTCAAACTGGAAAAATAATGGTGAACCAATATATGACATGCGGTAAATAGCACGTTCTAATAAAACAATACCAAATTCACCGCCTGTAATGCCAGTAATGTTTCCACCTTCTGCTATAATTTGATAGTCGGCTTGTGAAGCACCGCCTGAAGTCCAGTCAGTTTCATCATTAATGTCTGACCATTGTAATTTGTTAGGAGTGCCACTAATGTTAGCAGCCACTACAAAGTCTCTAACTACTGTAATAAATTTAGCTACAGGAGCTGTAGCAGATACGTCTGCAAAAAGACTAGAAGTTCCTATATACCATACTTGTATTTTAGCTGTGTTATTAGATGCTAATATTGCACTACCAAATTGTGTAAAACTCCAGCGTTCTGAGCTAGAATAATTGCCTGTTTTACTTACGTTTACCAAAGCTGTAGTAGCTGGGTTAAACTTAAATAGTTTAGTATTTCCACCTGCAAATAACTGTGTTTCTAAGTTAAACTTAGCTGCAGTTACATTGTTTAAGTCTTCACTAGCTGCACTAGAATAGTCAGCAGATAATGGAAATGGACCATAGCCTATCGTTAGTGGATAGACGTTATTAGCCTCTAGTAAAGCTCCAGTCGTAGTAGGCTGGTCTGGTAACCACTCTGTAAATTGTATCCTTTGAGTAGGCATTACTCACTCCAGTTTTGTGCGTTTAATACCTCAATAAGAGCTTCTACATTTGCTGCATTAGTAATTGCTGTTTCAAGTCTGTCTGCTTCTGTAACGATAGCTGCACGTTTAGTAACTACGTTAGCAGGAATGTCTACATTGCGTTCTGTTTTACGAACTACATACCAGTCAGTATTAGCTAGTAATGAACCAGCAGTTTGTTTAACTTGTGCAATAAAGTTAGACTTTAGACCTTTAGTAACGACTTGTTCTGTAGTGTCAACCATAGACTTTGTAACTTTGTCATACACTTGTTTATAGAGTGGTGAACCATCTTGTTTAGTTTCAAGTTTATCTTCTAGGGCTTTAGGTAAATCTGTGTCCCAGTAGAAGCGAGTATCAACTGGTGCAGGGTCTGCTACCCATGTAATACCAATAGCTAGTTTTTGTGCTTCTGTAGCTTGGTTAAGCCAACCAGAGCCATATTGAACTCCATTAGCGTCATAGAAGGATGTGCCTTCTGGAAGTCTGTTGCCGTTTAATAAAAACATAATTTTTCCTTGTTAAAAAGCGTTACTATTCTTAAATGGGTTTTCTGCAAATGCCATGTAGATATAAACTTGTCCACTAACATTGGTTTCGTTAGCTAATACACCTCTCCACTTAAATCCATTAGATAGAAAATCAACATCTGTAATTGTATTTATTTCAGAGCCAGAAGTATCTGGATAGAGAGAGTTGTCTATAACATTATATGTGTTACGAGAAGTATCAACTATTACCCAATGTCCAATAATAGTAGTGGTTTTAAACATTAAAAACTTAGGTCTAAATCCTGTATATATAAACGGACCATCTGTAGAACCATTACCTGTATAAGAACCAAACTTACTAAACCCTGCTATTTCTGCCCATGAATACATAACATATGTTACACCATTAGAATTAATATCAGGACTTGTTCCAAATGTAGTTAATGTAGATGATGGAGCAGTATCATTCCAGAATGTGGTTCCAGTTTGTTGACCATCAGTTCTATTTAAGTATAATGCTTTAGTAGCACCAAGAGAAGCATGGTAAACATCCCAGTCAGCAGTTGATGACCTTTTCTTGATAATAATAAATTTAGGTGCAACACCTAATCCATGCCCAATAGTTGCTCCAGCAGTTCCGTTTCCTGTATAAGTTACCACACTAAACCCAGCAGTTGTATTTACAGATACAGTAGATGTAATAGAACCTGAAGTGTTAGATGATGTTGAACCTTGACCAGCTTGCCATTGCCAACCTACAAAAGTTTGTGCATTGTCATTTACATCACCAGACGTTCCAAGAGAAAAGCCATTGCTATTAATAGCAGTTACTCGTGTTGATAAAGTATTTTCAGAGTCTGTTGCATTTGAATACAATGCTTTTGTAATACCACGAACAGAGTCAGTTAATACATGATAATAACCATTTACTGACCTACTCTTAATCCACATTAAATCAGGTTTCATTGCACCGCTATTTGTAATAGTTATTCCTGTTCCATTACCTGTCCAAATATTTGCATCCATCACAGTATTACCTTTTTTAATAGTGCTATCAGGTAGGTTATATGTGTTTAGTCTTACAAAGCCTGTAGGAGGTGTGTATGCGAATGGTCGTTGTCCGAAGTTTACGTTTGAGCTTGTATTTGCATGTCCTGTTGCAAAAGAATAATTGCCAGCAGGAAGTGAGCTAAATGCAGTTCCTTGACTAACATTGTTTTTATAAAATGTAACAGTCCCATTGTCTAAATCTAATGCAATACCCATTACATCTGATGCACTAAAACCAGCTCCGTAAGAAGTTTCTGTTCCATTGTTCATTTTTTTTCCATCATAAGCATTATATGCGTATGCACCTGATTGTCCTGTACCTAAACCAAATCTAGTGTTTATATCAAATGCACCTTCACGCACAACGCCAACTTCTCCATCAGTAACCATTTCAGCATACCATTTTCCAGATGATGCAAACATTGTTGTTGGTGTCGTTCTATATGTAGCTCCTTGAGACTCTGTTAAATTTCCGTTTGATATTGTAACATCACTTGCTTTTTGCAATGGATTTAAAACAGGATAATTAGCCACAGTCGCACTTGTTAGCGTAGGACTGTCTATCATAGCATCATAGGTTGTGCCAGCAGTTACAGATATGTTATTAGTAGTCCAGTAGTTAGCATTACCACTAAAGTCTTTACCTAGACCTGCATTAGAACCTGATGTAGTAGCTATGTCAGAGAATTTAAGGTAGAAACCATTAGTGCCATATGTGCCTGTGTAGGCTTTAGGTTTCCATGAACCTGTAGTTGTATCTGTTTCACCAAATGATGATGGTGTTAGTTGAGAACCATCAACAAAGTTTACTTCAGTCATATAGCCGTCAAAAAACGATTGTTCACCATAAACAGTTGTAGACTGTTTTCCAATAAAAGTAGGATTTGCAGTATTCATTATTCCATCATAATTTTGAGTGGGATAATTTGAAGTTGCTAATGCTGTTATTTGGTTACCATTAACATAAAGTTTAACTCTATTTGATGCTGTAGCTTGAGTAGTATCAACTGCAACAACAAGGTGATACCAAGCACTAGGGTCACGAAATACTGCACTAGATGCTACTTCCCAATAAATTGCAACGTTAGCTTGCCAATCAAAAATACCAAATTTATTATCATTAAAATATATTTTTGTTCCATAGTTGCCATTTTTTGCATACATAAATGAACAATCAAGTGATGTTTTAACCCATGCACTCCATGTCCATGTTCTTCTATTTCCAGCACTAGCTGGCGTTCTATTTAGATAAGCAGATGCACTAGCTCTAAAGCGAAGTGAGTTATTTATGTCATAGCCACCACTAGAGATGGCATTACTATTGTTTAAAATAGCCATTAAGCTAAAGCTCCTGAAGCTGTTACATATACGTTAGTGCCATTAGAGAAATAAGATAGTAAATATGTCCCTGCTGCACTTACTGTGGTTAAGAATGTTGTACCTACTTTAGTAGTTGCTGCTGCTGTGACTGCATGACCACCTGTATTTACTAATAATACATAGCCTGACTGACCTGCTGTAATATTAGTAAAGGTAAGTGCAAATGTTCCTGAAGGTGTGCATGAAAAGTTATTAGTAACAGACATATCAAATGAACCATCATTGTCTGTAGTAACTGTACCACGTTGTGATGCTGACCATGTAGATGCTGTGCCTATTGCTGCATAGTCTGTACCTGCTGTAGCGTTTGCTAAAGCACCACCAGAGTTAGCTTTTAAAATAGCTGTGCCTGAAGGAGGAGCTAATACGTTTGTACCAATAACAAGACCTAAAGAACTTCTAGCTGAAGCTGCTGTATTAGCACCAGTACCACCTGCTGCAACAGGAATAGTGTCACCACTAACACCTGACTGTAAGTCACGAATTTGTGCCATGAGAGTTCTAATAGCATTGTTAATACCTGAAGGTGCGCAACCCTCATCAATATTAATACCTGCAATGTCTGTGTTTAAGTTTGCGCCAGCACTTGTAGAGTCGTACTGACTGATTTTATCTTTTGCCATTTTTTACCTCGTAATTAAATTTGTGACCATGTATCGTTACTTGAACTTGATGCTGTCCATGTATCTGAACCAAAACTTATATCAGTCCATGAACTACCACCTGCTGTTATTACTGTCCAAGTATCACTACTTGGTGTTACATCTGTCCATGACTCTGAGCCTGGAGTGACTGGTGACCATTCTTCACCTAATATCGTACCTGTTGCTAAAATACTTGCGACTGCTGAAATACTACCTACTCCAAATAATATTGCATTTGGACTACATGATAATAATGCTTCTGCTGTTATATTAGCTTCACCAGCATACAATACACCACCTACAGCAGTAACTTCTGCAGTTCCTGTTATATCTGCATCACTTGTTCTAATGCGTATTGCATCTGCATCAACTGCTGCACTAGCTGTAATAGAACCTTCGCCAAGTTGAACTCTAATACCATCTGCTAATACTGTAGCTGTGGCTGTAATAGAACCACTAGATGAGTATATTGCAAAGCCTGTAGCGTCTACAGTAGCTAAAGCTGTTATATCTGCAGCACCTACTACAACTTTAACGCCATTAGCAACAACAGTAGCTTCACCTGTAATGTCAGCACCACTAAATGTAATTCTAGTAGCTTCTGCTTCTACTTGTGCGTTAGCTGTAATAACTGCACTACCTGTAGAAATTTTAGTACCATCTGCAACGACAGCAGCATTGGCATCTATTGCACCACTACTTGTTCTTATTCTAGTAGCATCTGCAACAACTAATGCGGCTGCATCAATAAGTGCATCTGATATATTTATACAAGCATTAGTAGTCCATAATGAACTATCTAGCGAAATGGCTAAGTTATCTAAACTACCAAATGCGTCCAATTGGTCTAATGTCCAAGGTCCACATACAGTAGTGCCATTGTCATAAAATGTATTATCTAAACTATATGGTACATTTTCCAAACTACCATAAACGTCTAGTTGCTCTAGCGTCATTGGTACTGGCATAATTTACCTTAAGATAATGTTACTGAAAGACTACCAATAGCAATTTTGAATATATCGCCTGTGTCAATTGTTTTAGACGTTGTTAGTGGTGAATGATATAAAAGGTTGCCTGAAGATACTGCATCATTAATACCAATCCAGCCTACTGTTCCGTATGAAGCTGTTGCTTGTGGAAACTCTACTGCTGTAGTATTTAGTGAAGCTCCGCTAGAAGGTGCGCCAAATGTTACTGACTGTCTAGCATAGCTTGTACCAGATGTGCTAACTTCTGTGCCACTACCTGCATCTGTAGGGTCTGAAGTCCATAGTGATACATAAACCGTTGCTGGTGCTGTATATGTTGTGTTGCGTAGAGTTACATTTATAAGTGCGTTCTCTAGGTAGTTACTCATTTCTGCCATAATATTGTCCTTATCTTGGTGTTACGCTTAGTGAAGTGTATGGGTATGTTTGACCCAAGTCGCTTGTTTTAATATTAGCAATTGCTCTATCATATAAAGCTGACCATGTTTGAATACGTGCATCATTCAATAAATATGGCTCTGCTTCTGCTAGAGTTGAATATAATAAAGCGTCTGGGTAGTTAGCTAGATATAAATTACTAGCAGTTGATGTAGATATAAATGTAGGTTGAGCATAATATAAAATTTGTGCTGTAAAGCTGCCATTAGGTGTTGGCGCAAATTGAAACTCTGAACCTAACATTGTAAAGTAAAATGGTTTACCTGATAATGATGTTTGACCATTACGGAAAAACAAATCAGGTGCTTGAAACTCTAGCCTAATAGGTGGGTTACCTTGTAAATGTATTTCTCTTACCTCTAGCATGTCAGAAGGTAAAGATACTGTGCCATCACCTGAAGTAATAGGAGCTGTTGCTACCTTAAGCATTTTTTCAGTTCTTAAGTCACGTGACATTCTTGTTTGTGCTAACTGAATGAAGTCAGGTATCTGTGACGATAAGTCTGTTCTTGCTAAGTAATTTTCTACTACTGTTACAAAGCTACTGTAATTAGTAAACGCCATCTAATTGTCCTTTTAGTCTATCCCAGCACTTGTCCATCTCATCTTTATGCCATTCACTAGCAGCTAATGAGCTTAACCATGCTGTTCTGTCAAAATATGTTAAGTTTTCTATGTCTTGTATGTTATTGGATATTGGTACTGCAGGGCTATATGGTGAACCTATAACAGGAACGCCACAAATAAGTGCTTCCACTTCTGCCACACTACCAAAACTCACAATAACATGAGCCTTTTCTAGTGTTCTTTAAAGTCACCTT